TAGCTAGTGCTTTAACTTTGTCTCGAATAGGCTGAGGGACTTCAGCAGTATTCTCTGGATCGAATGTTTCGAGTACATGTTTATAGTACCCTAGCATTGTATGCTGTAACTTGGTTTTATTTTCTTTCTTGGTGGCTGCACCGTCCCATGCTAAGTCCATATGTTCATCTTCGTCGAATTCTGTCCCAAGGAAATCGATACGTAAAAATCGTTCACCTTTGGAAGCGTCATTGTGTTTGTAGATAATTGGAGTTACACCGGCAATGATATTGAATTTGAAGTCGGTAGCTTCAAAGGTCTTACCATTACCCCACTGTACCTTAATGTATCCGTCATAGGCATCTCGTAACAGGTCCCATAGTTGTTGCTGTACTCCGTCAGGCATACCTAGTAGAACAGTCATATCTTTGACGAACATGGTTCGTTGATTCATCTTGTGTAAAGATGATGCGTCTGATCCGTCTGGATTACGCCAACCAGATACTAATGATGTAGCTGTAAGTTTGGAAGTGTAATCGAAGTACTTATTATGTCCTCCGAATGCTTCGATTACAGTAGACTTACCACAAGAAGCTGGACCTACTACGAATAACCATAAAGGTTCCCCAGGCATCTTAACTGATAAGCATACTGCTAACATTGCATCGATTGTTTGAAGAATGGACTTACTTGTATACAAGCTTTCTTTAATGTTCTTTTGGAATGTAGAGTGTGACGTAATCTTAGTTATCGAGTCTATATCAACACTAAATGATTTACGAACTTCATCTCCTTCTTCGACAACAGTATCTTCGCTACTATCTTCTTTGGTTGTAGCTGCCATATCAAAAAGTGCTGTAAGTACTTCTGATTTAGTTTTAGCTTTAGTCCAAATATCTCTAACGTCTTTCAAGTCAGCAGTCTTTGCCTTAGACAGTTTTAGTTTAGCTAGGGCTGGAGACTCCCAATTAGCTATACTGTATCTAAGTCCAGTAGATCGTTTACGAAGTACTTCTATACCTTGTTCTCCACCTTGATCTTTGTCGAAGAAGAAAGTCAAGGACTTACCTTTGAATCGAGTATTCCAGTCTTGTTTCCAAGAGGTAGCTCCTGGTAATCCCAAAATAGTAGGTGCATCTTTCCGTAAAGCTCTGAAAGCTGCGTAGAATGCAAGAGCATCCCATTCTCCTTCAGTGACGATAACTTCTTCTTCGAAACGTTTTGTATTGAATACGTTGAATAACTGCAAGTCCATTCCTGGTGACTTAAATATTCGAAACCTGTTTTTTGGGTTAAAGCTTCCAGGATCGAATGCTCCAAGATTGACGAGTCCAGTTCCGCCATAATATGGAACATACCAACGTCCAGTGGTTGGATTACGATACCAATTTGCAAGCTCGAAAATATCACTGGGTATACCTCTTTCAGTCTCAAGAAATTTATAATCTTCTGAAGTAGTGACAGTTTTGAGATTTTGGTGAAAGAAACTAATAAACGAATAATAGTTTCCTGTTCTTCCACACTTTTTACAGTTAAAGAGTCCTGATTGCTTGTTAAAGTAAAAGTGACTTGGCTTTTGGCAATCCATGAAGGGACAGGTAGCGACACAGTTATCTTTGACTTCTTTGGTTGGAGTGATTGCGAAGAATTTGTAGAAAGCAATTGGATCTTGAGTACTTAGCATTTGTTTGTTGTGATGATTATGAGTTCTTTAGGGACCATGCGTAATGCTTCAGCTACTAATGCTTCAGCTACATCGTAAATGTTTGAAGAATCTTTAAATTCAATTAAAGAATCGAATGTAATTGGAATGTCGTGTATAAATTTTTTGTGCCCTTTTTTTCGTATCGTCCATCTAATGTTTAATTTAGTACGTTCTACAAAAATAGACGTATGCCCAAAGTTTAAATCTCTATGAAATACTCGTAGTATGATACTGAAATTAGTAAATACTAATCTGTAGTAATCTAGCGAATGCTCTTTTGTCATGCTGAAGTTATCCATTCATTTAGTTTCTTTGCTTCTGCCCAATTGTCTTCAATGATTTCAGGTTTACAAATACAAGGTACGCCAAACTCTTTACCTGCATTCTCCATTATGGACGATAATGCATTTAAAGTTGTAACAATCTTTTTCCGCCCTAAACTTTTCTGGAGGGAGAAAAGTAATTCATCATGTACTTGAAGTATTAGCTTACATTTGCTTAGGGTGGTGTCTTCTACATAACGAGTTGTTTTTCCTACTTTTTCAAGTAAGAAATTGTTGAGTATGTAACTATCACAGTTAGTTAGTGCATGTTTAACTATGTCACCTTCAGTTCCTTGTACTATGTAGTTTACTCCTGCGTAGGCTTTGTTACGTGGGACACGCAATCGGTAGCCTGAAGCCGTTTCGACGTATCCGTTGCGTTTAACAAAGGACACGGTTCTATTGATCGATTCCGTAACACAAGGAAATAGTGCTTGTACTCTTCGAAAGATTCCCGGCATTCCGCATGTTGCGTCGATCTTTCGTTCTCCTGCCCCGAAGATGTATCCGAAGTTGACATTTTTTGCAATTCTCCGTTGTAGCTTAGTTGGTTCATTAGTTTCAAAGATTTGCATAGCCATGTAGTTATGAAAATCAAAACCATCTTCAAACGCCTTAATTAGTTTAGGGTCTTTTGACCAATAAGCAAATATTCTAAGCTGTAACTGATCGTAGTCAATAGATGCCCATAGTTGGTTTCGTAAAGGCCCGAAAGCTTTACGAATTGAGTAAACGACTATAGGATTACCGTTCTCGTCAAATGCTTCTTTACCTTTACTGATGTTTTGTCCGTTAGGGTCAGACATAGCCATACGAGTAGTTGATGTACCGCATTGTTTGGTGGACGGATATAGCTTCCAATCTAAGTGGAAGCGTTTGTAAGAGTTTAGATAAGATACTGCTGAATTAACTGCACGATAGTCTAGTAAAGCATCTAGGAATTTTATAGCTATCTTAGAATTCTTTTGAAGTTTCAATGCTGGCAAGACTTGCTTATCAGTTGATGCATTACCGTTTTTTGTTAATTTTTCTGGTTTGAAGTTAAAGTAGTCATACAAAGTTGACTTGAGTTGAGGACCACTGTTAGGGTTAAAGTCTTCATTGTTTAGTATTTGATGCATACTATCTAAAGCGTTTTGTCTATCTTTAGATGCGTTAATTATTAACTTGTTGAAATTAGTTCTATGTACGGTTAGACCATTCCTAGCCATTCTGTAAATAGGCATTAGAAGATTTTGTTGAATTGCAAATGGACGCTCTAAATGGTTACTGTCTTCAAAAGTTACTTGTTGACGTATGAAGAGTGCTGCTGTACGTAGTGCATCTTTTATTGCATAAGTACGACATACAGTATTGTAAAAGTGATCTTTAGGAAACGAGTAATGCTCTCCGTATGCTTTTGGCAACCAAAAGTCGCATTTGTGGAATTTGTCTTTTTGTCCAGCTAAATGAGGATGTCCTTCTGTTGCTAATTGCCAACCCATATCTTTTAGTTCAGATTTTCTACGAAGTGACTTTACGCAATCATCTAATTCTTTTTCATCGTCATCAAGCATATCACAATTAAGTAATGCTTGGTCTTTGAGTCCTAATGGTTGGCTTGAGTCAATTACGTGTGCTCTAATAAGAGTATCGTAGTATCTAAAGTTGCCTTGCGTGTAGAATTGTGGTAACGCTTCTAACTTTCTGGAAGGTAGAAGAGATAACATGAATAGGTCAAAATTCATGTTATGGTATACGTGGGTATTGAATGAGTAAAGTAGGTCGCAGAAGCTAGTTAGTGTTCTGCTAGACCACTTTGGATTGCGTGTTAGTGGATCTACTGGTGCTTCGAAGTAGTTGGTAGTACCGTCTTGATCGCATGTAGAAATTGCAAATACTCTACAACCATGATTACCAAAAAGTCCAGTTGCTTCAGTGTCAATTGCTAGAAATTCGTTTATCATTGTTGTACCCAGTTATGATATAGTTACTCAGTCAGTAGATAAAAAAACCAACCGCACCAGGGAGTAATTCTGATGCGGTTGGATAAGTCATTCCTATTCGGACTTTCTTGTTAAACACTGGGTCCGAATAGGAGTGTTTGACAAGAAGCTAGAACGGTATCAGACTTTTACAATACGCCAACTAGTTAGTCGCTAGATAGGCTAGTGTACTAAGCTTCAAGTACTTCGTCAACCTTGACTGTGAAAGATTCTCCCTTAGCGTTCTTAGCTTTGAAAGTGCCTTTCTTAGAGTCGTAAGATAGTAGAGTAACTGTTGCTGCTTTTGGCATCTTAGCTGTCTTAACTTTGGCTTTATTACCAACCCAGTCAGCAGGATTTTCTAAAAGATCGTTTTCCTCTTCCTCTTCTTCGTCTTCTTCTTCTGAAGTTTCTTCTTCGTCTTCGCTTTCTTCAGCAGCTTCGTCTTCCGATTCCTCTTCTTCTTCGTCGGAGTCTGAATCGTCTTCTTCATCTTCAGATTCAGAGTCTTCTTCGTCAATTACTCGGTTGACTTGGGTATCAATTCCGCTTTCACCGTACCGAGAAATTGTAATAGACACGCTTGGGCGATCTTCTTTGATCTGATCCAAGATATTCTTTAGAGCATCAGAACCAAGGTCGTCAGTCTCGTATCCCATACGCTGAAGCGTGAATGCTAAGTCTTTGTAGGCTTGTTCCTCAGTACGCTTTCCTTGTTCTACCAAAGAGATGTACTTGCCTGGAGTCTGACCAGCACCTACAGAGCCAGTACATACGAAGTTGAAACTAACGTAAGGATTTTTGTTCTTGTCAACACCGCAACGAGCTGCTGTACACTTAGCAGTTGTTGTAGTTTTACCTCCAATCCTTAGCTTGAAGGCTTCGATAATTTCTTCAGTTGTAGTGTAAGAGTTAGGAGCCTTTTCAGCACCAGCTTTCTTGAGGATCGATCCTTTGGCTTTGAGTGCTTTGAAGAATTGATCGGATGTATCGTTGCCTTGTGCCGGTTTGCCAGTGGAAGGTTTCTTAGCTGTAGCCATAGTAGTAGTACCTTTATGCAATGCAGAATTTATTAAACGAAACGGACTGTGATTTAACTATTCTTCAGAATCAAGAACAATTCCTGTCTTGATTTTGTTATCCCAAGCTAGCTCAATTGTTTGATAGCCTTTAGTTGGGTCTTGTGGTAAAAAGAATGCATTGAGTTGTTTATTCTTGATGTTGCAGAATCGATTAGCAATTCCGCATTTAGTCCAGATGGTGTCCCATCTACAATGAATGGCACGCTTCTTGTCATGGTATCCAAGGAAGAATGCAAAGTCCATTGCTTTTTTTAGCCATTCAAAAACTGCTGAAGGGCATGATGGACTATACATCGATTCTGTTGTACCCGTATTTAATTCACCTTCTCTCTCTTTTGTGTGTGACGTAAAAATTACTCCTAGTCGAGAATCGAATTTAAGTCCATTCAATACTCGTTCAAACTCTTTATTGATTTGTCCACGCGAAGCACCGTAATCGTTTTTCGGTACGTTTTCCATTTGGTTATCTAAGCACCAATTGTTTTCGCAAGCTTTGTAACATTCTGCGATGTTGTCTATTCCTATAACTTTGATTGTTTTGTCTTCTTCTGCTTGCTCTAGAAGATTGACAAACTTACTCCAAGGGTTTTCAGATCCACGTTCCATTTCTGGAATAGTTGAAATCTTAAAATCAATTTGTCTTGCACGAATGTTGCGTCGTGCCGGTTCAAACTGAAAAATTACTGATCCAGGTATAGAAGCGATAAGTGATGATTTACCTACGCCTGCTGTACCGTGAATAAGTGTATAGTAATCGAAGAAATCGTCCGATGGTTTGTTGAACTCTTCTGGGCCTGGGATTCTCCATTCTTTTACAGATGACTTTGTAACAACTTTACTTGCGGTCGGATTGACTCGCCTTACTTTTGCAACCATGACTTTTACTCCTTCGTTCGTTGTTTCGGTCAGGGAGTAGAAGTCTATGTCAGCGATAGTTGAATGTCAACGGGTTAGATAAAATTTTTTCAACTATTTTTTAGCTATCTTTTTTGCGGTTCCTTGTTCTCCTTGGAGTTCTGGGAAGCATGTTGTTATTCTTTCTAACCCCATTTCTGATCCGCTGGTTACGTAGTCGAAGTAGTCGCCTACGCCGATAGTCATTGGATCGTAAATTCCGAACGGATTTTGGTAGTGGTGAGGATTTGGATTGCCCTGCTCGTCCATCCAGGGTTCGAACGGGTTTAGTTTGATAGACTCCCACCAGATAACTACGTTCTCTAGTAGAGGTACTAGTATACGGTTATAGAAGTTTGATATATCGGTCGATGATAGTTCAACTTCATAACGTTTAAAGTAGTGAGACATTTGATTATTTTGTAATGAAATATCTACATCTTTAGCTACTTCGTCATTTATACGTTGCAAGAATTCATTATCTGATTCTTTAGCTCTTTGCTGTAGTCCTGGTCTACGTATTACATTGTAAAGAACTCCACCAATCTTTTTACCTTTATAGTCATGAGTCATAGACCATGTATAAATCATAGTTTGTAGGTCGTATGGCAAAGTTTGGATGATCTTGTCTTCGTCTATACGAGTTTTTGTTTTGTTCTCTTGAAGCCATAAAGCACCATTACGTAAAAACATTTCATCGCGTCTACCACGTATACGGATAATTTTTCCAGTAGTAGTAGACTTGTAAGGAACGTCAAACACTTCTTCTTGTGCTACGTACTTGTACTTTTCATTTATGTAGTATCTATTATAATGAGGTACAAGAATACAAGCTTGTTTAACAAGTACAGGATCTATTGAACTATTTTTGTAAAATTTTAATAAATTAGTTATTACTTGAGAAGTAGTTTTGCCTTGTGCTGTGAATTCTAAAGCTTTATGGAAAATAGTACCAAACTCCATAGCTTCTCTACGTTCACTTGGTCTAAGCCCTTCTACAGTAGAAATACGGAATCGTTCTCTACAATTTCTAAACTTGCATAGGAGAGAGTATGATATACCATCTCTATACAAGTCCCATGTTGGTTTTCGTTTCATTAGTAATTTCCTTGCAATTCTAGATTCTTTGTAAGAAGCAGCCTAAATCTTTGTTTTTGTAAGTCACTAGCAAAAACTGCATCTTGACTGGGAAGTTCAACAAATGGGATAGCTAATTTTTTTAGAAGTTTAGCTGGTAGTTTACCTAAGCTAAAAATTGTTGTAGGTTTAAGAGTTTTTATGTAGTTCAATAAGTTACAACTACAAGTTAGTTGTTGTTCAAGTGTGGGAGTAACTACGTCAAGCTTTCCATTGTAAGGAGTACAAATGACGGAATTGACCACTAAATACTTTTCTGGAGGGAGGTAAGAAGAAATAATGTCCCGCAGTACTCTTCCTTCTTTATCAGCTAAGGGTTTGATAACGATGTCTTCTATCATTGTAGGGTAGTCCCCAACAAATAAATAGAAAATACTGTCTAAGCTTGGAAGTATGTCTAAAGGTTTATGGTTTTGAGAAAAACTACATTTAGAACAAGTAGCTACTATAGAGTTGATTACTTCTAATGCTTTAGTATTGCAGGATGGTTTACCAAGTGAGGGGCGAGTAGGATGCCGGGTCATAGACTTCATTGTAGATTTTGTACCTTCCAAAAATGCCACCTGGAACTGCGTCATTAAGTTCGTCCCATTGAGACTTAGATGGTATGCCCCAATTGTTACGGTCATTAGTTTTGTCTGCGTAAGCTTTGATATCTGCTATTTCTTTTGGATTGAAGAATCTAGGATCTGCAATTTTACAAGTCATGCAGAGTTCTCTAATTTCGTCTAGAGACAATGGAATAACTGCTTTAGTTTTTTCTTTACAAGGATACTTTTGAGCACAGTATTTAAGCGATATTAGAACAGGCTTTACTTGGGTGTTGTAAAGTCTAGCTACTCTATGCTTGTTACGGTACATTCCAATACTGACTTTTCCAGAAGTTATAGCACCGCCTATAGGTCTTCCAGTTAAAGTATTGAAGCCTTTACCCTCATACTCTTTAGCCCAGTTAGCTAAGATTATTGAATCAGGCAGTACTTTATCGAATCTGCCTAGGATTGCATTTTTTTCATTGAGTTCAAATAAAGCATCGAACCATACGCTTTGAGTGAGATTTGTTACTCTACCACCTGTACCATGTTTTGGTCTAGGTAGTCTACGATTTAAAATCGGCATATCTGGATCAATTGCTTCGGACATCATGTGAATAGCTTGTTGTCTATCCATTACTACGATTCTCCATTAGCTACTAGGTTTCCTGCGTCATCGCGTATCTTACCTGACAGTACACCATTCAAATGTTCTACCAGATTAACGTGGTCTATTTTAAGACTTTTTTCTGTAAGTACTAAGTAAGGTACATTTGCTTTGTTTAAGCGGCATCGCATAAGTACTTCTGAAATTTTAAGGACCGTTGTAGATTGGCTCATATCAATAAATTCTATTCTGTACCAAGGTAGAATTTCTTTAATGAGTACATTTACAATGATTGCTGCGTTTGTTTTTCCGGTATATGTTGTCATTATTGAAAGAGATTGGAGGGATGGAGGTAATTAGCAATCCCAAGCACGTAGAGATTTATTGATTCTACTATTTGGGTCATTTGCGGTCTTATATGAAGTTAGTTTTTTCTTCATACCAGACATTCTAGAGCAAAACGATTTTCGTCTAGCTGCACTTTTACTAGATTTTTTAGCTTTTGCTTTTTTAACTGGAGGTTTTAAATTAGATCCAGGATTAGCACGTTCATAAGAACGCCTACCTTTTTCGTTTAATCCTCCCTTTGCATTCTTCCCTTCTTTACGCTGCCAAGCTTCTGATTTTTTTGCCATGATGATTTGCTAACTTTCTTTGGTTGTTTGGACGAAGACTTTTTGCAACTATTATCGCTATAAGGTGCTTTACTTTTTACGGGTTCGTAACCTTTCCAACATCTAGATTTTTTCATCGAGATTTGCCTTTCTTTGCTTTTGAACTTCCTTTAGACATTCCTGCTTTGCTCATAGAAATTGCTATCGCTTGTTTCTGTGGCTTACCTGCTCTCATTTCTTTTCGAATGTTTTTTGAAATCATCTGTCGATCATTACATTTTTTCTCTCGCATTGTTCTGTTCCTTTTTAGGAGGTAGTGATAGATCCGGCAGTAGTAAGTAAAGTTTAGCTGATTGTGCTTCTAGTGTCAAGTAGGGATTTTCTAATAGCTTTTTTGACAAATAGAAATAGTAACCTATCGACGTTTCTTTGTTCGAACGGTTTGTACTCTGGTTGCATTTTCATTATTTGAATGATACTAGGTACGTGCCGTTTGGCTAAGTACGGTCCCCAAGCGTTCAAAACAGTTACTAAGTTACAGCAAAGACTGTCTTGGTTTGTTACAACAATATGCTTACTGATAAGACCTAGGAGTATGTCACCAAGTTGAGGCTTTGGAGTATTCATAAAGTACTGCCGATTTTAGTAAAGATGTAATTGTAATTGATCGGTCGATAAAATAATGTCAGTTCTATTCCATAAGCGCATTGCTTCTTCAACAGTAGTTAAAGACTTTCCTAATTCTATGTTTACTAAATTGTGTAGCTTATGTCCCCACAAAAAATATTTTTCTGGAGAAGAAAAATCAGGGGGATGCATAGCTTTTAGTTTAGAGTAATTCTCAGAGCAGCCACAAATTCCTTTTGGTATTGTTGTTTCCCAAAGTTCGTGCCATTGAGGATCGCATCCTAGGTAGGAATGTTTAAATGCCCAAGATGCACGACCTTGTTGGGTAATATCTTTTTGGCCATCTAGTTCTTGTTTTAACGTACTATTACCTTTTTCTGAGTATGTTACAGTTGTAGTGCCAACTGTTCCAGAAATAAGTTCTATTGTTTTTACGCGAATGTTATCGTCCATGTTGGAGCTTGAATGCAAAGGTTTTGAGTAGTATTGGTACAGACATTTGTGTAGTTATAGTCAGTTACATCGCCAAAACTTTGGCCGTATTTAAATGCAAAAAATGGATTGCCGCAAGGGTCTGAATAGTAGCATGAACTAGGTCCTGGATTTTTAGGCGATATGCAGTAGTAAGAAAACCAAGGAGGAATTAACGTGCTACTTAACGAACCAAAGTAGGAAGGAATTTGTAATGCTAAACTACTAGAATTTTGTGTGCTACCTCCGTAATAGCAAGCAGGGTAGCGATTTGAATTACACTGGTTATCTGGAGTAGAAGAAGGAAGCTTTAGTGCTGTTCTTGTTTGTTGTGGACATAATCTAAAGTCAGGTTGATCGTCAGTGTAGAAATCTACTGTAGGAAACGGTGTATTACAACCTTGATAAACGTATTGTGTTTGAAGATTTGCACAACTATTGAGTGGTCGCCATGATTGTTCTACTAGCTCCATTGGAGGACAAGAGTAAGTGCAATCAGAACCAGTAGCGGATAAACATAATTGAGTTTCATAGTTTGTATTGTTGCAAAGTGGTATTGTACATCCAGATTCAGGAATTGATGAATTGTTAATTGTAACTGTACCAGTAGGCCAAGCGTCGTAAAATTTGACTCTTGTAAAAGCGTATTCAGCAGAAAATGCCGTAGGAGTAGTACAGTCAAAGTCTCCACTTGTATTTGAATAGCTTCCACTACATGGCAGTATACCTGATGATGTATTTTGTTCAAAGCAAGTTAATCCTGATGCTGCTGTTACTGCAAGTGAACCTGTACTTGTGTACTTAGTTAATGGAAGAAATCCGTACTCATACACGTAACTAGTAGATAGTACTAGTTTACAAGAGTCTACTCCGTTACAAGTTATATTTTGTCGGCTTAATCTTACTTGAACTTTTTTTCTACGATAACTTACTTTAACTTTTTGTTCTATAGACTCTCCACAAGATGCTTCAAGAGATCCTATTAAATTTTTTCCTGATTCACAACAATACTGTAAAGGTAGTGGAAAAGACTGTTCGCTAGTAAATGTTGGTGGAGTTGCGGCGTTAGTAATGTATATGTTAGCTTTTACGTCAGTTTGAAACGATTGTATGCTATGCGACGGTAGGCAAGTTGTAGTTGTTGTTTGTGCCGTATTGAACGTAAATGTTTTTGTCCAACAACAAGTACTTTGTTCCCACGAACCGCCGGTCATACCTTCTATTGTAATTGAAGGTAATTGTTCTAAGGTTAAGCAGTCACAACCACAACATTCGCAAGGAAACCATCCCATTATTGTTACTCGCAGTAAGGATTGCCGTTACAGTTTTGTCCTGAAGTCCAACTACCACCTAATCTTTGACAAACTAGTTGCGTTGTTTCTATACAGTAATTTCTAGTTGGACCGTTCTCTATTGAAAATGTTACACAGCATTTTCCTTGTGTCGTTACAGGATTTCCAGTAGGACATGCTGATTGTGTTATGTGGAATCTGCAATTTGACGATTCTCTATAGACTTGAACTATTGTTCCTAGTTTTAAGTTTGTAAAAATTCCAGTTCTATCAAATACAAAACTAGATATCTCTACAAGTTTGCCGTTCATGTTACGTATTACGGCGTTAGCTGTGTACTCTCCACTTGTACCATTAGGAACCATGTTTGTAAGTAGAACTGCTTCATACATTTTATCTGTTCCAGCAAGAGTATGTAGCCATCCTTGAGAACTAGGCATTTCCCAAGGTATGGATTTTAGTCTAGTTCTAAGTCCGTACTCTTTATTTTGGAAGTAATAAGTAATTGATTGAATATCATTCGTTATACTTCCAGGAACTAAACCTTGATACGTAACATCTATTACTCGTAGAAGCCTAGTTCTAGCGTTAGGTTCGATATCAGTTGCAAATGCGTTTACTTCGGCAGTAGCAGAACCAGACGATAAATCTTCGGCTATATGATTTATAAGTGCGTATGGAATTACTACTTTAATGTTATCGATATCAGTATTTGCATTTATAGACGATTTGTAGATGTTATCTGAAAGGGTTATCTGTGTTGCTTGGGACTCGTAATACGTTGTTTTGCACGATCCAGTACCTAACGATCCGTCCATTGCTTCACAGTCTCTATCATCTTTAAGTATTACTTTATACTTTAAAGCTTTAGCTAAGCTAAATGACTTATTGTAGAGTAGTTGAACAGTACTTGGAAATGTAAACTTAGAATCAGTAAGCTTAGGCAACGATTCTCCTGGAGGGAGGAATACGGTAAAGAAATTGGAGGCTGCTACATAGGCTAAGTACTCGATCAATGGAACATCTGAGATTACGTGCTGATTGAATACTTGAGGTATGCGTAGCTGTGGATTTTCATTTTTGAACTCGCTTGCTACATCAGTGTATGTTTGATACTGCTTGTATACTCGGTTGTGCTTGTGGTACTTACTTGCTGTATGCTCTACTTCAAGAACGAGTATCCTAGAACCGTCTTGTCCTGTAATTCCAGTTGGGTAGATTGGTGACATAATAGCAGCAGTACTAACTATATCTAAGTTAGTAAATTCTTTACTGTTATCAGCGTCTTCTATTACAAGTTTAGCTTTGCGATTATCTGAGTTAGGCGTTCCAATAATTTGAATCCATTCTAGCTCGGATACTAGAAATTTACCGTAGCTACGATTTGGAAATGCTTGCCAAGTAAAGAAGTTTATTTCTTCAAGAGCTATTCCAATATTTTCTAAATGGTTAGCTAAATAACTATGGTCTTTAACTTGGATGAACTTAGTTGCTTGGCCTGCCCTTGTATCTGTTATAGCTATCTTGAACACGATATACCTCTGTGCAATGTGGAATTTATTAGATTGTCAATCCTGTGTCTTCTTCAGTTTGACTAACTAAATCTTGAGTACCACCTTTTGGAATACTGTTTATCTCAGAAGATATTTCTGCATCTTCTAAGGATACACGTTCTACTTTGTATCTTTTAGTTTTGAAATTTACAAGTACTAGATAGTTGAGTACTTGCATAGTAAAGTCATAGATAACTTGGTCTGATAAGTGAGCTAGGGTACTGTAGTAAAGCATCATAGGGACTTTACGACCAGTTGCAGAACCCATAGTGTTATCACCTTGAGATTCAGCAACTTCAGGTGGAATGCCTAGTGCTTCTAAAATTTCGTAACGTAGTTCTCGTGGGTACTCCATAAGTCCGTTTGGAGTAATGTTTGCTGCTGGTGGAGTGTACCCCCATTTTTGTTGGCCTGATGCAGCGTTGATATCGTCTGGAAACACTCTGTAACCACCAGTACGCATGTTAGACATCATTTGTACTGCTAAGGTTAGGTTGTCTATCTCTTGCTCTCCAACTTTGGTTTTACCGATAGGGTATCGCATTTCTCCACCATCAAATGCATTCTTGATGAACCAAGTACGTCTAATGTCACGTGCCCCATAGCATACGTAAGATTCGTGCCAAGGAATAGAACACCATTCTAATCGAGATTGTCCAAATACAGAATTGTGTTTACGATTATGAATATGCCATAGCACTTTAGGAAATAGTAAGTCTACTCCATTAGGGTAGTTGGGAACGCCTTTTATTCTAGAGCCTACAAGTTGGCTATCAAGGAAGAGTGGATTTACCGATTCAGTGTTGTAGTTCTTTAAGTAGTCATACTGGACCATTCCATCTTCATCTTTTTTGTACACTACTTGATTGCAGGAGAATCCCCATTCAATAGCAGTCAATGCTTCATCTAATCCTAGAGTCCAAAAGCGTTTTAGAGTTTGAAGTACGAACTCTTCAATTTTAGGATCAGTAGCAGTTACTTTATACATAAAGTTTGCACCATTAGCTTTTAGCAAGTCAATAAGTGCTGGACTTTTACTTTTTTCTGCTGACATAAAAACTGTGTTGTACTGGATTGGTCCTTTTAGCATTTGAAGACCGAATCGAATACGACCATCCCGCATCATTACGGGAATGGTCGTTCTATTAAACATTGGAATGTTATGGCCGTACTGAGGATCGTACAGTGGTAACGGTGAAGTATTGGCAAGCGTATGTATAGGACTACTAGCATAACTAGTAAGCATTTCTTCTACAGAAGATACTGGTTTGGTATGAGTCACTATTTCAATCTCCTACTTTGTTCTTCACTGTCTTGCATTAACCAATTATTTTGCAACTTATTAGCTAACTCTTCGTCGCCAAATGCTTGGAAGTGTAATTGACCAATGTTGCTTGCGTTATAACTGTATAGACTTTCTAGTTTTTCTCTAGCCTGTACTACTGGTATAGCTAGAGATAAAAGGCTTAGCTCTCGGACTCCCCATCCGTTTGGGAGGCCATAGAATCTAACTGCCTCAGCAATGGGGATGATTTTTTTTTAATTTCCATGAGCATATCATTAGCTTCTGAATACAAAGCTAATAGAATTGCTTTATGAGTGATACCAAGACCGTATTTAGCTTCAAACTTATCGAGCATGATTTCCCAGAAATCATCTACACCTAGTTTGTCAGCGTCTTGGATAGCTTGTTCTCGCAGTCTTACAACGTCTAGACAGTCTACGGTACAGATTACCTTACCGTCTTTGGGGTCGGTAATTTCGAGTTCACATTCTTCTGGTGTTGGAAGTTGGAAAGTAGCCATGTTAGTTCTTTCTGGAAAGGAGGAATAAAAGTTAAGCGAATCTATTGGAACGGTTAGCTTCGAATCCAATGCTTTGACAAGACGGATCACCTTTCAATGCGTACATGACATTCCAAGATGCTTGGAAGATCGGCATATCTGATGATTTGTTTGCTTGGTAACAAGTGAATTGGGAGCGTCCTACCCGGAAAGCAGGAACGATAGTACTGCCTTCAGGATTTTTACATCCTACCAGAACTGGGCAAGGAATGCTATATCCTGCTCGCATAGCTCTACCGGTAAATTGGATGTACGTAACAGGTTGTCCAAACGCTTGGATACCACTATACTCATAGCCTGAAAGCGTTGCTTCTGTATTAGTAGCACCATTTATAGAGTATCCTTTCCAATCTTTCTGAGTACTGTAAGGTATCTCTGTGTTTTGGCGTGTACTTGCTAGCTGAGGTTGGATTGATGGAAACATGACTGAGTTTTCTTCACGATGTATTATGAACTTTGTATCGTAGGATAACCATGTATCTTTTGGATCTATGTCTTTAAGGTAAGAGGTATCTTGTGATGGATTGTGAGACTTGTATTGATTAGCTGGTGTATTGTTACGATTACCGTTTCCAACAGCTTCTTTTACAGGGGATGGTCCGCCAAAAGTTTCTAAGTTGTTTGGACTAGGAAAAGATAGCCCGTCATAAGTTGAGTAATGAGCGTTTCTTCTACGTTCTGCAAAAGTATGTACGTTTGCTGAATCTTGCACAAAGTTTACAGTAGTGTCTGGGCTCACTATTTTACGTTCTGGGTTATTAAGTGCTAGAGAGTTTTTAAAACGGTTAGGGTCTTCTCCGTCATAAGGATTGAATAGTATGTCGTATCCTGGGAGTAATGGACCTCGGTACCCAAACACGTTTTGAGTGTTTGCCATAAACTCTCTAGACATACCCCATTGCTGGTTGTAGTCTAAAGTTTGGTATAGAGCATCACCTTTAGGAACATCTCCTATGTTAGTTGCGTTAGTTCCGTTCCATGCAATATGTACTGGAAAGAAAAGACCGGTATACAAAAATAAAGAATTCAAGTTGTGAATGGTCATGTAGCTTAAACTAAAGTTTACTTCACGTGTGTATATGTTTTCTTTAATAGATATCTTATGCAGTAAGTGTCTAGGTTTTACTTGAGCATCTCCGTTACCTAAAACATCAGTGACTATTCCACTTATAGAATCTTTCAAAGAAGCAAAGTCTTCGCCTTGGAATGCTTGAGTACGTTGCATACGTTGTCGTACAATGCACATCATAGCGATCCATGCCCAACCTTTCCATACACCAGGACGTACTGTTATTTCCCCTTCAAAAGTGTTGTTCCAAGTAGTGAAACCCATACCTTCAAATGGATCGCTTCCAAGTAGATTAGAGTTTACAGTATGGCTTACAGATGCCTTTACAATGTTTGGAAGTATTGGGTTATCGCTTTTTATTTCACGATCAACTATGGTGTACTCAATTTCTCGTCTAGTCTTTTTGTATTTGTATTTTTGAGTACGAGTAAACCCTGTTGGATGCAAAGGTTCAAAATAATGGTTTAGAAATTGAAGTAGTCTTGGAATAGCTGTTGGAGATTCTTTAAGCTTATTGAACATAGAACCGCTACCAGAAAACTCTAAGTTTCCTGTAAGCGTAACTACTGCTGTACCGTCTTCGTCTATTTCGCATTCTTGTTCTTCAGTGTGTGAGACTAAAAAAGACGCTGAGTACGTTTCTTCAATAGCATTTGTTTCAGGTGCTCCAGGTGAAAACAGTGTCTTTAAGTAGTTATCAACTAATTCAGCCATCGTCTTATGTCCAGCATAAGTTCTAGCGTAATCTCTAATTTCTTTTGAGCCTATGTAATCACCGCCTAAATATCTAGTTAGTACGTTAGTATCTTCTGGATTTGATGTTAGAGGTACTTTTACAGGTCCTACAGGAATGTTGAATACGCATCGCCATTTACACCTAGCTGCGTTGTTAGCTCCTAACGGTTCCCAAGTTAGTACTTCAGGATAAGGTCCTTCAAAAGTATTGAAGACTACTGCTAAAGGATTTTTAGATTGTCCTTGATTTGGCGGTACTCCTGTAATAGATGTAACTGTGTTGTTTATAGCACGACCAGCAATATTTAACTTGGTTCCTGCACCATGATAGTACAAGATAAGTTCTTTGTTAGGTGAGAGTAACTGTTCACGGATATAGTCTACTTCTAGATCGATACCTCTTGTAAGTGTGTTGTTGAATACATTTTCTGTGTACTGGATTGTTTCGTTTGTAATAATGAAGTCTACTTCGAGAGTACACCTAACATGTTTTACAAACATGTTATCTTCTGTGTAGACGTTCTGTTGGTTCAATGTTACTTTGTTGAAACTGTTGAACGTTAAGTTTCCATACTTTACAGCTTCGTACTTGCAAGTAATTGTTGGTTGATCTGGCATAATTAGTACCTTTAGTATTATGGGTTGTTTTTGTTTCTTGGATCGTTTGACATAAAATCCTCAGTGTAGTTCTTTACTCCACTACCTTTACTCCAACCAGTTAGTAAGTTCATAAGCATTTGAGAACCTAGAACTAATTGTTTAGCTAAAGCATATAAAGGCCATAAGATTATTTCTAGTAGACTCCAAATAGTAGATAATATCAATACCGACATTCTTATCATAGCTACTACGAATGTCAAAATGTCTATGAGGAAAATAGCTAGACCGTCTATTACTCCCCATATATCTACACCTAATTGGTATAGTTGATTGCTCATTGCACTTGAAGATTTTTGGTAGTTAGCTAAATCTTTTCCGTACTGGTTAGCTAAAGACATATTCACAGACAATCTATTCAAAGTTTGTTCTACTTTAGCTAGTACTACTTCTGGCGAAAACCCTGCAACTTCTTCACTAGTGTTCTCGGCTATTTCAGCAAGTATACCTGTCATTTGAGTGATACCTACAGCTACCGTAGCTAGTGGACCGCCTATGATTCCTAACGCTAAAGCTCCACCGCCTACAGTAGCAGCATTGCCAAATACTTGAGATCCTTGAGTTCCTTTAGGCGTTGACGCTTGAACCATTGGGCCGGTTGCTTGTTGAATCAATGCCCATCTAGCAAAGTTTTGACGAACTTTGTCCATGTCTACTTTTGATGAAGGTAGTAGTAAAGATAGGTTTTCTCTTTTAGGAGGAATATCATCAGGACCTTCCGAAGCTGCTGAAGATACTCCGGTGTTTCCTCCACCACCGCCCATACCACCAGCATTACTTGCTAATTTTGCATTGTATTGTGGCGATGCTCCTTTGGCTCTAAATGATTCTGGTAAAAACTTACCTTGTCCTGCTTGATGGGCTTCAAGTATTTCATCTCTAGTTAATTCGGTTTCTGTAGGTACAGAGTTCATTACTCTGGTAAACTCTTTATCGTAAGCTATTTTAACTTTCTTTAGTAGTTCAGTGGATCTCATTGTATCTTTGTTGGCTTCCATTGTTTGTATACCAACTTCAAACGCTTGTTCTTCAGCAATTTGTTTATAAGTACTTTTTACATACTTACCAAATTGTTTCATGTAAGTATCGATTATCTTATCTTCTTCTTTTCCTTGTACTTCCATTTGACGAATATCGCGTTCAATTTTTCCTTGAACAAAACCAGCAGTTGCACGTTCAGAAAGTTTACTAGTTATGTCAGCTTCGATTTTTGCAAATTCATCTTCAATTTTGTTTCTGGAATCGCTAACTTCTTTTAATCGATCCCTTAACCAGTTATTATTTTCTATTGACTGATTTTCTTCTGGTTTATTTACTTCTTTACGAATTTTTTCAATTAAAATAGCTTCTAAAGAATTGCGAGCATTTTCATTACGAGTTTCAAAAGCTAGAAGCAACTTCATCTGTGCTCTAACTTCTTCTTCAATATTCTGTTGTACAATATCTAGATTTTCAGACCTACGACCTTTATCAAAAGTTTTCTGGAGGGAAGAAAATAAATTGGATTCTTTTTCTCCATAAAGGGACGACTCGAATGAACGAGTGACATTTTCTATTCTTGCTCGTAGTACTGGAAAGGGATCGTCTTCTTTTCCCATATCTTCGTCGTCAAAGTTTTCTCCTTCGAATCCTGCTGGTGCTTTAGGACCTTTACCCTTACCGCCACCACCAGAACCCGTTCCTATTTTAGAAATACCATAAGCAATATCTTTCAAAGCATCGTTGACTGGAAGAATGGCATTAGAAACCATTTTTTTGGCTTCTTCATTAGCTTGCTTTTTCTTGCTAGCCTGTTCTTGCTTACGCTTAGATTTTTCTTCTTCGTACTTTGTAGCGTTTTCTTCTTTGCTATAGTCAAATATGTTTTCTTGTTTTTTAGTAGGTGGAACTACAGACTGACTATCAATGGTTTTTGAAGCAGATTGTTCAGGTGATTTTTTTATTTGAAATTTTTCCCACGTACTAATAGCATACTCTAAAGGATCAAGTACAGCTTTAGATGTTTCTAGTAAATTAGATATATCACTATTTGGTTTACTAGCTAAGTACTTTGGAAGATATTTTACAAAAGATTCTGCAAGCGGTTTTAAATCTCCTGGATCACCAAACTCTTCCTGATTTAATACAGTATCAGTTTCTTTGGATATTTGCTCCAGCATCATTTTAGCGGCATCAGATTTATCTTTAAAAAGATTACTAACACCTTCATACCAGTTTACATAGTGTAAGTCGCTATTGTAAACCCATTTAGATAGCGTTTTCATCAATGGGCTATCTGGACTGAAAGGGTTTTTGTTGCCAAACATACTTTCAAGATTTACAAAATCTTCGTGGTCAAGTTTTGCATCTGGAACTCCTTTCATAATCAAAGGCATATACTCTTTGAGCCATTCTTCACGTGTTACGCTTGCTGGATCGGGTAGACCTTCATTGCCAAAACCGAACCCGTATACGTTTTTAAGATTAGTGTTATGCTGTACTTGCGTAGGCTTATCTACATCTTTAGATGATGATTCAAGTGCAGATTTATCTACATCTTTAGATGATGATTCAGGTGTAGGCTTAGACATCTCTTGAGATAGAGCACTTGGTTGTTGTCCAAGTACAGACTGCTGCATTAGCTTGTCAGACGCTCTAGACATGGCAGCAGTTATTTGCTTCTTTAAACGATTCTTTTTTTCATTTGGATGTCCTCTACGTTCTACTATTTGAGATAGAGGTTTTCCACGAATAATTTGTTCACCACCTACTAGAGTATTCTTCTTAGTAAGTAAGTCTCTAAGTCCTGTTCTTATTTGTGTTTTAGTTAAAGCAAGGAACTCTTTTATTTCAGGACCAGTAGCACTACCATCTAGATATTTAGCTTGTATCTCTTTTACACGAGCTAGTTGTTGTTCTGTAAGTGGTTCAGGCGTTTTCTTTTTAGTTGCAGGTTTCTTAGCACTAGTTTCAGAATCTACATCAGACTTTTTGTTCTTATCGTTTGATTCGTCGTAGGTTATGTCTACATTGATTCCGCTAGTCATGATTGCTACTTAGTTGGATATGGACTTTTAAAACGACTATAGCCTAGCACTACGCTAGGCTATTGTCTCATTTTTAGTGTAGACTTGCAATGAGCAATTCTAGACTACGCTGCTCGCACAAAATAGTTAAGCTGATTGCCGCAAACAGACCCAAAGGACGCCGCTGGTTGTCCAGTTGCGAGTGCTCCAGAACTCCAATCGGGAAGGATATGGAACGCAATAGGTATTTTACGTAGACTAGCAGCGTACTTAATAGATACTGGATCTGCTGTAAGTACTGCTTTAGCAAAAGTAATTGATCCTAGAGCTGTTGCTTGAGCACCTGCACCTACTAAGTCTAGAAGTTTTGCTGTAGTGCCACCACAAGGAGTTAGAACTAATGGACGAGCCATTTTGCTAAGCAATTGTCCAGTACTGTTCGGTACAGTTCCTTGAAACCTAAAAATGTCACCGTCCCATGCAGTAGCAGGTGGTACAGCAAGTCCTGTGAAAATAGTACCGTCTTGATCGTTGTCAAATGCTAATAGAATATCTGTGATTACTTCGTGGTCTGCTTCCATTAGAACGGTTCGAAGTGTCATGTCAATTCCTTGAAAGACCCCATCTACCATACCACGGTATTGGTCAACGCGAATTTCTTCGTGGATTCTATTGAAGGTAAGCTCGAAACCGTCTTCAGTGGTTCCCATAGGCTTACCGTTGAATGTTGCGTTAAAGGCCCCTGCAATGAAACTCATAGCTTTTTAAGCTCCTGTGCTAACTGGATTTGATTTGTAACTATTTTCCGTTCACGTAGCATTCTACTTGCATTTTCGATTTTTGTCAAAACTGCATCAAGTTCTTCAATACTAGGAATTTTGTTGGTTGTCGATAAATCTTGACGTATTTCTTCGACTTTTCCCACTACTGAATTCTCTGGATTGTCTTCATCTTCAATATCAACAGTTTGCATAAACTCGTCAAGAGATGCCATTTCTTTTTTAGCTAACTCTAACTTTTCTTTACTTTCTATCCATTTTCTACAACGAAAACATGTAGCTGCTTTAGGTACTGCTGTTGTAACTTGAGGCAATGTTATTGCGTTACAAGCAGTTGCCCATTTTTGACCAGAAGCAACCATGAGCACGCCATTACCTGTTGAGGTATGCACCACTCTATTTTTTGGTATTTCTTCAACTGGTATGATTAAGCAGATATTTACTAACTGAGTTTGTTTTGCTCCTTCGCAACATTTGGCTAACCGTTGAGAAGGATGGAAAGTTCTTCTGCGACATCTTTGGCATTCAAAAGCAAACATGGGGTACTTCCTTCTGCAATGCAGAATTTATTAGCGAAAGGTGTCTAATAAATTCAGCATTGCACACCGTAAATTCTGGAGGGGGAAAGAAAACGACAGGTGTAAGTATGGCCTGCCGGACGTTCTGATAAAGTTTCTTTACCATCACTAGCAGAAAAGTAATCTGCTAATCTTGGTATTGGTTGTGCATCTGCTCCAGTATACTCAAAACCATCTACTATGTCTATACTATTTGTAAGATAGTCATATACATCTTTAGGATATGCTTTTAAGTTACGTTTTAAGTACTCTAATAAGATCATATTAGTACTACTGTTTGTTTTACTTATAGTAGTAATAACTATATCTTTAATAAGATTTAAAGACGTATACTCTTCATTCATATACGCAGCTAAACGATCAGTAGGTGCTAATCTAGTTCTAGCTCCGCATACAATGTCAAAACCTATTCTATCATATACGTAGTTCTTAGGACCTTCGCTACGTTGTTCTGCATAGTTGACTCTAGACTCTGGGTAAATGAGAATGAAGAACTGTCCTACTGTTGGTGGAGGTTGGTCATAAGCTGTTACATGAATGCAGTCAGTGTTGATTTTAGGAACCTTGGTAAGTACTGATTCATTGAGTACAGATTGTACAAGTTCTAGAATAGTCTTTTCAAACATTTTATTTTCTACTCCAGAAGCTATTGGGGTGCAGGGGGATTAGGTCTAAGCTTTGATCTAGCTTTTTCTATCATTTGCAGTCTACGTTTAGCTCTGTTCATTTTACGAAGTACGTCTCGTCTTTTCCAGTAGTTACGTAGAATTGGTAACGATTTTTTTACTGCATCTCGAATCAACCTACTATCTTGTATAAAGATAGGACGCTTCGCATCTACATAGCCTGCATAGGGTACATTTACTGCAAAGAAGATGTTGTCTAAAGTAATTCGTACTACCTGTTCTGCTCTTGGCACGTAATAGCCATTTCTAAAGTAGCCTGGTTTTAGTGCTTCTAACAAACGTCTAGTACGAATGTTAATTGCAATAACACCAGCATATCGATAATTAAGACGTTTCTTTATGGCTATGGTCCTACTGCTTAGCGGGTCCCATGATACACCATATTGATCTACGCCTTTAAGTTTTCGATATGCTGGTACTACTGCTTTTTGTAAAAAAGCTGTGTAGTTCAACTTAATTACATTGTACAGGATTAAGTTCAAAGCAAAGTACTTGAACTCGTCATCCATCTGTTCTTCAGTGAATCCAGTTTCTCTGACTAGATCAAGATATATTTGACCATTTACAGCCATAGAAATGGAATCATCCTATTTAGGAACTGTCCACTTACAGTACGGTTAGAAGTTATAGCGTCAACTCGAACAGGACTAAATGGGAATCTGTTATCTGATGATACGTTCTGGTAAACTACTAGGGTATTTCCAGAACGAGGAAGTTCGGACAGGTACAATTCGCCATTAGCTATTTGTTCAAGGTCTGCTAGAGCTTCTACATATTGCTCTGCGTATAGTGAAGGATTACCTCTACGAATTGATAAGAGATAACAACCTATTATGGTTGCTATCTCTCTAATTCTTGGAGATGCCGTTAGGTTTATGTCATCGAAACTTTTATTCAAAATTTGTTTGACTCTACCAGTAGCTCTTTCAACTATCTCGTAAATGACTTCATCATTGTCAGCAACATCGTCTGTATGGAGTAATGTCCCATCTTCTGAAAACAGACGTAGCATCTCGTCTTCAGAAGTAAACAGATATGCGTATCTCTGACCTGATAGAGCCATTGATTACAGTCCAGTTCTCCATACGTTGGCGTAAATGACTGCTTGAGGCTGTGGAAGGATTGGTACATAGTTCAACAGCATCTTGACATCGAATCGTGGAGGATCGATTTCACGTGTACGCCATTGGTAAAGTCCTGTAACCGTCTTAACGTCAGACATGACGTTTTCAGCAACAGGTTCCATACAAGTACCAAACCCTACCCAATCTCCTGGAGGTGGGACAATAAGGGCATAACCATCTGGAATCAAAGTAGTCCAGTTGTTTGCATTTACTTGATTAGCGTAATCAGGGATTACGTTGTTCAAGATCAAGCCTTCGTTGTACACGTGGAAGTTGTACTGCGGAAGTGCTCGGAATTGAACAGTGTATGGACCGCTAGTAGGTGGTTCTTCGCTACGTACTTCTCGATTAGTTAGTGAGTCGAAAATTCGGTAAGCAGTACCACCAACTTTAGCTAGTTGAGTGTTATTGAACAAGAACTTTGCTGTATTACCGTTAAGGATAATATCAGTTGGCTGATAACCACTTACACGAGCAGCAAGAACACTCATTTCATTCAAGTGGTCTAGCACAGGTGCAGCAGCATCATTCCAAGCTTCTCCAGCACCGATAATACCGCTTACGTCTCCTTTGTTACTTGAAGGAATCAAGTAAGTATTGGAGTGCAAAACGTTACTATCAGTTAGTTCACACAAACGGAATCCTTCTCCGTCTGCTTTGATACCGAATCCGCCTTGAAACATCTTAGCAACCATCCACTCTACAGAGTTGGTAACTTGAGTTTTCAAATGCTTGATTTGAGTAGCAATGTACTTAGCTCCAGTTGCATCTACTTTGGTGTTCAAACCAAAGCTACCAAGTTGACGAGTCTGGAATACCTTCTCGTCTGCAATGGTAGTTTTGATGTGAGTCCTGAATACTGATGCAGTAGCCGTAGCAATTGGTTTTTGACCAACCGAGACTGGCGGGGCCATCGGTGCAGTCATAGGAGCCAATGTACGGGTATTGGCAATGATGTCGTAACCGAATACCCTTGTGGTTGCAACAGCAACAGGAGTATCAGTAGGACTTAGCTTAAAGTAGCGTTGAAAAAACGATGATGGAGTGTGCAACTGTTCGTATAATCGAACAATTTGTGGTACTTTCATCAACTGTTCGTATGACAATCCTGGCATTGTAATGTTCTTTCTTGAGTGTTACTAAGTTTGTGTGACGTTAAAGGTTAGCTACTTATTAGGTAGCAATGGTTGGAGTTTGAGCTTCCCAAAGATTAGGAATTATGAGCCACTTGGTTCCAGTTCCGATAACTCGGAAATGTCCACCAACTTTTTCACTTGCAGTACTTAACGCAACTGAGTCAGCAGCAATGTCGTTAAAGACTACAAGAATGTCAGTTGTTGCACAAGTGATAGTCATATTTTGGTCAACTGCATTGTAAAATGCGTATTCCAAACCACGTTTAGGAGAAGGCAGAGTAAAGGTCAAAGCTGCTGAACCATTAGTTACGAATAGTCCACCTGCTTGAGACTCGCTAAGTGTAGTATCAGCAGTAACAGTAGTTACTAGCTGTCCAGGAATGTATCCAGCAGGATCGTCGTCAAATCGGAATGCCATAGCCATTTGACGACGAACTACGTATTCAGAAGCATTTCCTACGATACCGTCACTGGTTGAAGATGCAATGACAAGGCCCGAAGCTTTTACGCAACCACCATAGAGGACATAACCAATGTAACGGTCACGGTCAGTACCCATGAGTTGCATTTTCTGAGCACTCATAAGAACACCGATGATCTTTTGAGAACCATCAGTAGCATCAGGATTCCATTGCTTAAACTTACCAGCACTTGCTCCTGAAGTAACCT